TGGGTAAAATCTCTACACGATGATAGAAAGTGGAAAGATAATCCAGACCTTACTCACGGAGAATGGGTAAAACCAATTTGGCCATCAAACAGGTCTATGGTTGGTTCAATACCAACACCTTATATTTTTGATGATAGATGTAGATTTGATGACGCGGCTGACGCGATGAAGTATTGGTATGATATGGATTCAGAGAAAAGACGAGAATGTGGTATGAAAGGATATGAATTTGTGAATAATGATGAGTCTATGATGTCTGCTACAAATATGTGTCAGAATTTTATGGATCATATGGATACTGCTTTTGAAAAGTGGAAACCAAGAAAACGTTATAGTATTTTTAAAACATAGGAGTTATAATGAATGATAAACCGGTTTGTTTAGTTACAGCACCCGTAGCAACACGCAGTGGATATGGAGCACACAGTAGAGATATTTGTAGAGCTTTAATAAAATTAGATAAATATGAAGTTAAGATTTTATCTGTTCGTTGGGGTAATTGTCCAATGAATGCTTTACATGAAGATGATCCTAATGATAAGATGATTATAGAAAGATTATTAGATGGACCAAATTTATCTCAACAACCAGAATTACATATTCATATTGTTATACCAAATGAATTTCAAACTTTTGGTAAGTATAATATTGGTATTACTGCGGGTTTAGAGATGACAGCTTGTCCACCACAATGGGTTGAAGGTATGAATAGAATGAATATGAACATTGTACCATCAAATTTTGTGCAAGATGTAATGTCAAGATGTGTATTTGAAATGCGAGATGATAATACAAATGAAGTAAAAGGTATGTTAAAGAATGAAAAACCGATTGAAGTTTTATTTGAAGGTACAGATACAAATATCTATAAAAAAACAAAAGATTTTTCAGAAAAACTTGTAGATGAAATGAAAGTTGTTGAAGAAAGTTTTAATTTTTTATATGTAGGACATTGGTTACAAGGTGATTTGGGTAAAGATAGAAAAGATACTGGTATGTTAATTAAAGTTTTTTTAGAAACTTTTAAGAATAAGAAAAAACAACCTGGTTTAATAATGAAAACTGGTGGAGCTGGATTTTCAATATTAGATAGAGAAGAGATATTAAATAAAATAAAAGCACTTAAAGAAACAGTTAAAGGTAAATTACCAAATATATATTTAGTACACGGTGATTTTACTGATGAAGAAATTAATGAATTATATAATCATCCTAAAGTAAAAGCACATATTAGTTTAACACACGGTGAAGGGTTTGGAAGACCGTTACTTGAAGCTACAATTTCAGAAAAACCAGTAATAGCTCCTAATTGGAGTGGTCATTTAGATTTTTTACCAAAAAATTTAGCAATATTATTAGGTGGTGGTTTACAAAATGTTGAACCGGGTTCAGTTCCAGAAAATATGTTAGTTGAAGGTGCACAGTGGTTTACTGTTAATTATCAAGAAACATCTGCAGTTATGAAAGATGTATATAAAAACTATAGAAAATATACACTTAATGCAAAAAAACTAGGTATTGGAAATAGATCAAAATTTTCATTAGACGGTATGACAAGAAAGTTAGGTAAAATACTTGACAAGTATGTACCAGAGTTTCCTAAAGAAGTAAAGTTAGAATTACCTAAACTAAAGAAAGCAGGTTCATCAGAACAACCTAAAATTAAATTACCTAAACTAAAGAAGGTATAATATGGAAAGAGTAATAGTTTGTCCAAAATGTTTAGATACAGATCGATGTTTTGAAGAAGTACAAGAAACTTTCAGTTCGTATTTATGTTTTAACTGTGGTTATATGAGTGATTCACGTTATAAAGTTGATGATTTGAATCTTATTGAAAAACTAAAAAATTCACCAAAATTAGTACAAGATACAAAATTTGAAGATAAAGAAAGAGGTATAGTTTGGTTTTTATCAGTAATTAATATGGGAGAATTAGGTATGATTTTTCCCGAAGGTAATCCTGTAGAATATGTTTGGAAATACGCAAAAGTAGTTGAAATACCTGAAGAAGAACGAGCAAAGTACAATAATTATGATAGAAGACTTGATGTTGAAAATTCAATGACATTTGGTCAATATGAATTTCTTAAAGCGTGTGAAGAGTTAGGAATAACAAAGGACTTAAAGTAAAATGCCCAAACAAATATATACCTGGGGAAAAGTTAGAGCTGGGGATATTATATCATTCAGATATAAAGGAAAAAAAGAAACAAGTACACTTACTACTTTACTTGTGTTGAATCCGAGAATGCCATATACTAGAAAAGATAAAACTAAAACTTTTCATTTAATAGGTTTAAAGTTAGAGAGTCGTGGTAACATACCGACAATTAAAAATAAACCAATGGCTGTACAATTATTAGAAAGATTTGGTCAAATACAAGTAGTTGATGATGAGAATGGTATTTTTAGAATAGAGTTACCGAAAACAGGTCCACGTGGTGTTAGAAAAGATGTTTACAATAAATTAAAAAATCATATAAACAAGTATGCTATATATAGAACATATGATTATAAAGAGGCTAGAAAATCACAAGTATTTTTAGAACCAATAACTTTACCTAAACCTTTAGTAGAGGTATTAATTGAAAATTAGTTACGCGATAACAGTATGTAATGAAGAAGTAGAAATACAACGATTAGTTACATTTTTATTAAAACACAAAGAATTACAAGATGAAATAGTAATTACTTATGATTCTAAGAATGGTATTAAAGATATAGAAGAATACTTGAAAAGTAATATTGGATTTAGTTGGCATCCATATGAATTTGATGGTAATTTTTCTGATTTAAAGAATCATACAAAATCAATGTGTAGTGGAGATTATATATTTCATTTAGATGCGGATGAAATACCTCATGAATTTTTGATGGAACAACTACATACAGTTATAGAAATGAATGATGTAGATTTAATTTGGGTACCAAGAGTAAATACAGTTGAAGGACTTACGGATGAATGGATAAATAAGTGGAGATGGAAAATTACAGAAAAAGGTTGGGTAAACTATCCAGATTATCAAGCTAGAATTTTCAAGAATCATTCAGATATTAAATGGGTTAAACCAGTACACGAAGTAATTTCAGGACATAAAAGTTTTGCACATTTACCACCACACGAAGAATTATCATTATATCATCCTAAAACTATAGACAAGCAAATAAAACAAAATCAATTATATTCTACTATATGATAAAAGTTAAAATACTTAACCCAATAGAAGATAGAAATGAACCAACTTTTCGCCCTTTGTTTTTTATAAAGGATATGTTAAGAGATTATAGTATTGATATAACTGAGTCAGACGACTTTGATTTTATGTTTGTAGGTATGAATGAATTTATAAATAAAGATGTTTCGTTAGATGAAAGTGTAGACCGTGGACTTGAAAATTTATTTAAAATAACTGGTGATTATTTTTTATTTGATGGATCAGATTCAACATCTCTTATGGGAGCATATGAAGTTCTAGATGAAAGTAAAGCGATTTATTTATTTAAAAATCAACTATTGAATAGAGAAGAGTATAAGAAACCAACAACTTTAAATAAGTGGTTTTTTGGAACTGATAGCGATTTAGATATATCATATGATATTTCAGATAGAAATTGGAACAGAATTAAATTAAGTGGATGGAATTTAGGTTATATGTTACCACAGTATAGAAGTTTTCAACCGATTTCAAACAGTAAAAATTTAGATGTTTGTGCGATTTATAAAGCAGAACTTCCATATAATGAAGAACATAAATTGAGAAATGATTTATATTATACAAATCATAGAAAAGGTGCATGGGATATTTTAGATAATAAATTTTCTTCAAAAAAAGATAAACTACCATATCAAGAATATATTAATACATTATATAATTCAAAAGTTGCACTTTCACCATTTGGAATGGGAGAAATTTGTTTCAGAGATTTTGAATGTATGCAATTTGGAACACTCATAGTTAAACCAAATATGAATAGAGTGAATACAGTTCCAAATATTTATGAAGACAACGAAACATATATTGCAGTAGATTATGATTGGTCTAATCTTAATGAAAAAGTTGATTATGTATTATCAGATTTTGATCATTTAAATCAAAAAATAAACACTAATATTAGAAAAGAGTTTTTAGAAAAATATACTTATGAAAACTTGTGTATGCATTGGTATGAAATTTTTAGTAACTTAGATAAAGTTAATAAGTATGAATAACGAGATATTTTCAGAAGAAGTAAAAGTATTTACACCAGAAGCTTTTGAAGATTACAGAGGTGAACTTTGGACTACTTGGAAAAAAGATGAATTTCCAATAGATTTAGAATTTAATCATGATAAAATTACTACTACTCGTAAAAATGTAATTAGAGGTATTCACGGAGATAATAAATCTTGGAAATTAGTTACTTGTTTATACGGTGAGTTATATTTTGTAGTTGTAGATAACAGAAAAGATTCATATACATATTTGAAATGGGATCATACTATATTAAGTGATAAAAATAAAAAGATGATTTTATTACCACCTGGTTTTGGAAATTCTTTTTGTGTTTTGAGTAACTATTCAATATTTATGTATAAATGGAGTTATAAGGGAAAATATCCTGACGTTAAGGATCAATTTTCATTAAAATGGAACGATAAAAAAATTGGTATTAACTGGCCAATATCTAATCCTATACTTTCAGATAGAGATAACAATTCAAAGGAGTTATAATGCCAGCAGACAGTAAAACAAAAACAACAATATTAAAATTAAGAAGACATAAAAGAACAAAAGAAAAAACTTGTATGGTAACTGCATATGATTACCCACAAGCATTAATTGCAGATAAAGCCGGAGTTGATGTTGTTCTAGTAGGAGATTCTTGTGGTATGACGACACATGGATACAAGACAACAATTCCTGTAACAATGGATGAAATGGTGAATCATTGTGAAGCGGTATCACGAGGAGCAAAGGATGCGTTTCTTGTAGGTGATATGCCATATATGTCTTATCAACCATCAGACCAAATAGCAATAGAAAACGCTGGAAGATTTATTAAAGCTGGAATGGATTGTGCAAAAGTAGAAGGTGCTATGATAGATAGAGTTAAAGCTATTGTAGATTCTGGTATTATGGTTATGAGTCATTTAGGACTAACACCACATACTCGTGCAAAACTTGGTGGATATAGAGTACAAGGTAAAACAGCAAAGAGTGCAGAAATTGTACTTGACCAAGCATTAAGACTACAAGATGTTGGTTGTTCTTTTCTATTATTAGAAGCGATGCCAACAGAACCAGCTGGTATGATAGCAGAGAAACTTGATATACCAGTTTACGGTATTGGAGCTGGAGATAGGGTTGATGGACAACTTGTTATTATGCATGATTTAGTTGGTTTATTTTGGGAGTTTAAATCAAAGTTTGTAAAAAGATACTGTGAAGCAGGTCAGATGATACAATCAGCACTTGAAGAGTATAAGTCTGAAGTAAAAAGTGGTCAGTTTCCAGCACCAGAAAATTTTTATGAGATTAAAGAAGAAGAACTTGAAAAACTACTTGGTGATTCTTCTTGGAAATATGAAAAAGATAGAGTTGAGAATTTAGCAAAACCAAAACATAGTGTAACACCTAGAACAACAAAGAGGGATTAATGAAAGTAGCAGATTATATAATAAATCATTTAGCAGACTATGGAATTGAAGATGTATTTCTTGTTTATGGAGCTGCAAATGGGGATTTAGTAGATGCTTTTACGAGAAATGATAAAATAAGATATGTTGCTGTTATGCATGAACAAGGTGGTGGTTTCGCTGCTGAAGGACATGCTAAGATATCAGGTAAAATTGGAGTTGCTATGGCAACGAGTGGACCAGGTGGTATGAATTTTGTAACTTCTATCGGTAACTGTTTTTATGATTCAGTACCTTGTTTGTTTATAACAGGTCAAATTAATTCTAAATTTATGAGACCAGATGAAAGTATTAGACAAATTGGATTTCAAGAAACAGATATTATTAGTGTTGTAAAACCAATGACTAAGTATGCTAAAACTATCATGAATCCGTTAGATGTTAAATATGAATTAGAAAAGGCTATTCATATGGCAACAGAGGGAAGGCCAGGTCCAGTTTTATTAGATATACCAATAGATGTACAAAAGAGTGATATAGATGAAAACTCAATGATGGGATATGATGTTGGGTTAAAAACTATGTATGATATTGATGTAATTACTAAACAGGTTGATAAATATATTGAAGATTTGAAAAATAGTGAAAGACCTTGTTTAATGATTGGTGGTGGTGTAAGACTGAGTGGAGCAGTTGATGAGTTATTGGAACTTGGTAGAGAGTTAAAGATTCCTATGTTTCCGACTTGGAATGCATTAGACATAGTTTGTTCTGATTATGAATATTATGGTGGTAGGATCGGTACTTATGGTGGAGCAGGAAGAAACTTCGGTATACAAAACTCTGATTTATTATTAGCAATAGGAAGTAGAATATCTGGAAGAATAACGGGTGGTAATGTACATACTTTTGCTAGAGAAGCTAAAAAGTATATGGTAGATGTTGATAAGGCAGGACTACAAAAAAAGTTACAACAAGTTCCATTTGACGAATGTATTTATTCTGATGCAAAGTTGTTTATCAATATATTAAAAAACCGATTAAAACCAGCTTGGATGAGAGCTGGAAGTGGACATTTACCAAACTTTGATTCGTGGGTAGATAAGGTAATGGATTGGAAAGAAAAATACGATCCCGTAACAGAGGATATGTTTAAACCAAGAAAATATCCACATCCATATGCTTTTACTAGAATTTTATCAGAAGAAATGAATGACAATGATATATTCGTTGCTGATTGTGGTGGTAATATAGTTGTATGTAATCATGCATTTGAAACAAAAGTAGGACAAAGATATTTTACAAATAATGGAAATTCACCAATGGGATTTTCTTTCGCTGGTGCTATTGGAGCTGCTCTTGCTGCTGATGAATCACAAAATGTAGTTTGTGTAATTGGTGATGGTGGATTCAATATGAATATTCAAGAGTTACAAACTATAGTTAATTATCAAATTCCAGTTAAAACTATTATATTAAATAATCATATCTATGGTATAACAAAGGCGTTTCAAGAAACAAATTTTGAAGGTAGGTCTGAAGCTTGTGGACCAATTGGTTATAACCCACCTAATTTTGTTGATATAATTGATGCTTATAAAATTCCTACTATGGTAGTGGATGATGGTTCTGATTATGATGAGATTAGAAAACAAATTAGAGCTTTTCTGTCAGTACAGGGTCCTGTTGTTATGGATTTAAATTGTCATGAATATCATACTTACGACCCTAAAATAGTCGGATGGGAAACACCTATTGAGGATATGTACCCATATTTATCTGAAGAAGAGTTTAATGAAAATATGTATATAAAACCAATAGGGCAAAAAAGAGTTTATCCTATACTAACTGAGAACGAATTATGGGATAAGTAAGATATTTATATAAGATGAATAAAATAAAAATAGGTACAGTTCAAGTAAATAATAGTTTTTCTGGACAAAACTATTTGCCATTATCCCTCGGGTTTTTAGTATCTTATGCTGAATTTCATTGTAAGAATTTTGATGACTTTGATTTTTTAAATCCTATATACAAAAGAGTTCCAATAAAAGAAGCAGTTGAATTATATAAAGACTGTGATATAGTTGCTTTTAGTGTTTATGTATGGAATAATAATATATCGATGAGGATAGCAAAGGCATTAAAAGAAGTTAATCCAAATATATTAACTTTAGCTGGTGGGTGTCATATACCTGAAAGACCTGAATACATTGAAAAATATATGAGTGATCATCCTTATCTTGATATTGCTTCAATTGGAGAAGGTGAACGAGTGTTTACTGATTTCTTAGAAAATTATCCTTCTAGAAGTTGGGATAAAGTAGAATCATTAGTTTATAGAGATGGTGATAAATTAATCACTACACCTCAAGCAGAAAGAATAAAAGATATGAATGAAATACCATCTCCTTTTATTGAGGGTTATTTTGATGATTTAGTAAAAGATAATCCAGAAGAAAGATGGATTGGATTATGGGAAACTAATCGAGGTTGTCCGTTTGCTTGTACTTTTTGTGATTGGGGTGTCGGATTTAAAAAGAAAGTATCTAAGTACGACTTAGAAGGTAGATTATACGAAGAAATAGATTGGTTCAGTAAAAATAAAATAGAGTTTATCTTTACCTGTGATGCTAACTTTGGTATGTACAAAGATAGAGATTTACCTATTGTTAAAAAGTTTGCTGAGAATAAAAATAAGTATGGATATCCTGAGGCATTATCAGTTCAAAATACTAAAAATTCAAATGAAGTTTCATATCAAGTTCAAAAGTTAATGTCAGATACAGGATTGAGTAAAGGTGCTTTAATAGCATTTCAATCACTTGATCCTAAGACTTTAAAGGCTATAAAAAGAGCTAATATAAAACTTGATGTATTTTACGATTTACAGGCTAAATTTATGAAAGATGGAATTAAAACATTTTCTGATATTATTTTAGGTTTACCTGAAGAAACTTACGATAGTTTTACATCCGGTGTTGCTAAGTTAATTAGTATGGGTCAACATAATAGAATTCAGTTTAACAATCTAAGTATATTACCAAATACAGAAATGGGAGATCCAGAGTATCTTGAAAAGTATGAAATGAAAGTAGTTGAAAACGATATTATAAATATACATGGTGCTTTAGGAGAATGGTTAGATGACATTTACGAAACACAACAAATGGTAGTGGGAACTAAGTCAATGCCAGGAGAAGATTGGGTTAAAACTCGTGTATTTGGATATGTTGTAGCTTTTTTACATTTTAATAAGTTATTTCAGATACCTATTATATTAGCTAATACTGTTTATGGTATAAGTTATAAAGAATTATTTGACGCGTTTGTTACAGAAGAAAAGAGTAAAACAGGTGCATTTTCTGATTTGATAAGTGATTTCTATAAACAAGCACGTAATATGCAAAAAGGTGGACCAGAATTTGTTAGTTCTAAAAAGTGGTTAAATATTTGGTGGCCACCAGATGAGTTAGCGTTTATACGTGCCGTTACAGAAGGTAAGTTAGATGATTTTTATGAGGATTCAAAAGAAATTCTATATAACGTATTTGATAATCACGGTATTAAAAATTACGATAGAATTATTTCAGAAGCAATATTACTTAATAAGAGTTTAATAAAATTACCGAATCAAACAAGAGATTTAAGTATTAGATTAAATTGGAATATTTTAGATGTTTATAATGCTACATTATTAGGAAAAGAATCTACATTAAAAGAAGGTAGATTTACTTATTTTATTGATAGAACAAGTGAAACATGGGATTCGTGGGAAGATTGGTGTGAAAAAGTAGTTTGGTGGTCAAATAAAAAAGGTGCATATTTATATGATTGTTCGATTAGTAATAATAAAAAGAAAAAAGAGTTTATAATGCCACAAGTTATAAGAATTGAAAGTGAACCGTTTGGGAGTGATGCAAGATATCAATAAAAATGTTTTAGTAACCGGAGCTAATGGAATGGTTGCGTATCAATTGATTAGATTACTTAGAGATAGAAATTGTAATTTAACTTTGACAGACCTCCACGAAAAATCAAAGTTTTTTAGTGATGAAAAATATATCTCAGGTGATTTAAGAAGTCGTAGTTTTACACAATCAGTATGTAAAAATCAAGATATAGTTTTTAGTTTAGTAGGACTTAAAGCCTCTCCTGAAGAATGTTTAAAGAAACCTGCAAGTCATAGTGTAACTATGAATCAGTTTAATTCAAATATTATAGAATCTGCTTTCAAAAATGATGTTGAGTGGTTTTTGTATACAAGTTCAGTTGGTGTATATTATCCTGCAGAAGTTTTTGTTGAAGATGATGTTTGGAAGACAACACCATCTAATAATGATTGGTATGGTGGTTGGGCTAAAAGAATGGGAGAACTTAATGTTGAAGCATCTATGATAGAATATAATAGAAGTAATTGTTCTATAGTAAGACCTGCAAATATTTATGGGAAGTGGGATGTATTTAGTGATAAGGCTACTGTTATTGGTTCTTTAATAAGTAAAGCATATCACAACAACAATGATATATTAGAGGTATGGGGTGACGGTTCACCTATAAGAGATTTTATTTATTCTAAAGATGTAGCTCGTGGTATGTTACATATGGTAGAGAATGAAGTTACTGAACCTGTTAATTTAGGTAGTGGTAAAGAGGTAAGAATTTCAGATATTGCAGAGATAATCGCAAATTATTTTGAACAAGAAATAGATTATGATACAACAAAACCAATGGGTGACATGAAAAGATTAATGAGTACTAAAAGAGCAGAAAGTTATGGTTTTAAACCACAAGTTAGTTTAAAAGAGGGTATTATAAGAACAATAAAATGGTACGAGGAGAATATAAATGAGTTACAATAATAAAAATGTTTTAGTAACAGGTGCCGCTGGTATATCAGGTCATTCTATGGTAAAAAGATTATTAGATGAGGGTAGTTTTGTTAGAGCTACAGTATATACTAAAAGAAAATTAAATTTACCAGAACATAAAAATTTAGAAATAATAAAGACAGATTTAAATTCATATAATGAATGTCTTGATATAACAAAAGATATGGATGTTGTTTTTAATTTTGTTGCATTTATTAGAGGTGCTGAAGGACAAGTTGAAAATCAAGTTAATTTAGTTAGAAATAATGTTGTACCAACAATTAATATGTTAGATGCGTGTGTGAAATCAAAAGTAGATAAGGTAGGTTTTATTGGTAGTTCTACTATGTATCCTGATGCAGATTATCCTGTAAAAGAAGATGAAGGTTTTGTTGGAAATCCACCCTCTGCATATTTTGGTGTTGCTTGGATGAAAAGGTATGCAGAAATTGTTTGTAATCATTTTAATAATATTACTGATACTAAATTTTCTATAATCAGAACTACTGCTATGTATGGTCCTCACGATAATTTTAATGATAGAGGACACGTTATTCCACAATTGATTATGAAAGCTGATAGTGAGATGGATCCATTTGAAATATGGGGAGACGGTACTCAAGTTAGAGATTTTACTTATGTTGATGATGTAATTGACGCACTACTTTTAGTTACAGAAAAATCTAATGGTAGAACATATAATGTAGCGACTGGAATACCGACAACTGTTACAGAGTTAGCAGAAACTATAACAGATATTTATGGTTATATACCAGAGTTTAAATACGATTTGACTAAACCAACAATGATATCAAAAAGAATGGTTGATGTTAGTAAGATATATAAAGAATTAAATTGGAAAGCAAAACATACATTGAGAGAGGGTTTAGAAAAAACAATAAAATGGTATAAGGAGAATTGTAAATGAATTTAGCCGCAGTAGTAGGTGGTTCTGTAAGTTCTGATTGGAAATCTTGGTATGTTAAAGATAAAGAAAAGTATCTTTTTGATGGAGATACCGTTCATGAGGTTTACAATCCGTTTTTTAACTATTGTTTTTTTTGGGATGACGGTTGTTTTTTAAATTTGTCTGAGTGGGAGGATGAGTTACCAGATTTAGATTTAGATGTTATAGTTTACGCAAATGAGAGACATGGTTTAGATGCATCTAATTGGGATAAATATAGTGTGACTAGATTAAAAAACAAATATCCTAAAGCAAAAGTTATAGGATTTATTAAAGAGATTACTGTTCCACCTCATAGGTATAAAAATTGGATTAGATTTTTGAATGAATGTGATTATATAGTTGCTCCAGCAACCGCTAATATGCAAAAGTTACCAGTATATACTGAAATACAATCAGGATTAAATAAAAAAATTAACTTTTTTTCTACACCTCACGATATAGAAACTGTTTATGATAAATTTTATTCTAATGTAAAGAATAATACTATTTTTGCGTATTTACCAAATCCGATGCATAGAAGAGGTAGAACATTAGAATTTGCAGAATATATTGGGAAAAAGTATGACATTCCTGTAATAAAAAAACCTTTTACAAATGGTTCTAATGATGCTATGTATATGAGTTGGGAAGATTTTACTAATCTTTGGTCACCATGTTTATGGCATTTTAATTTAGATCCATCAAACTTACAACAAGGTCAACACGTGGTTGCTGTGGCTAATGTTGGATCAATTAATTTTGGTGGTATGAATGAATCTCATAGTGTTTTATTTCCAGAAACCGCTACTTGTGATGAATCTATACTAGAAGAAAAATTTGTTGAATATTTAGAGAATCCTGAAAAAAGATTTGAAGTTATTGCATATGCGTGGAATAAACTTAATGAATTGTATAGTATGGATGTAGTTAAGAAACAGTTATTAGAGATGTTATCAAATACAAAATAACTTTTTAATTTGAAGATATTAAATTATATTTATGTAAAATAAAGAGATGTTATTATGAAAAAATTAAATTTACCATTGATGTCAAATAATATTGATAGAGAAGACGTAGATTGTCTTATAGAATTTTTAAAACAAGAACCAATACCTAGATTAACTAATGGTCCAAAAGTAATTGAATTTGAAGAGAAATGGTCTAAGTGGTTAGGTGTAGAACATAGTGTGTTAGTAAATTCTGGTACTGCAGCCAACGAGTTAACTATGTTAGCATTGAAGTATAAGTATCCAGAGGGTGGAGAGATAATAGTACCACCACTTACTTGGATATCAGATATTAATTCTGTTTTGTTTGCTGAATTTAATCCAGTATTTGTAGATATAAATTTTAAAAACTTATCTTTTGATTTAGATAAATTAGAAGAAGCTATAACAGAAAAAACAAAAGCTATTTTTGTTACTCATGTGTTAGGTATAAATGCATTATCTGAAAGATTATTGAAAATATGTGAAGATAATGATATATTACTGATTGAAGATGTTTGTGAATCTCATGGAGTAACTTATAATGATGTCAAGGTAGGTTCTATTGGATTTGCTAGTAATTTTAGTTTCTATTTCGCACATCATATGAGTACAATAGAAGGTGGTATAATTTCAACAAATGACAATAATTTTTATCAGTTATGTAGGTCATTAAGGTCTCATGGAATGGTTAGAGAATTTACTGATGAAAAATTAATAGAAAAGTATGAAAGTGAAAATGAAGATTTAAGTAAAGATTTTATTTTTATAGGACCGGCACATAATTTCAGAAGTACTGAACTTAATGCTGTTTTGGGTTTATGTCAATTGAAAAAATTAGATTCAAACAATAAAATTAGAATTGATAATTTTAAATATTTTGTGGATAATTTAAAGTCTGATAAGTTTTATACAGATTTTGAAATGGATGGACAATGTAATTATGCTTTTATTCTTGTTATGAAAGAGGCTGATTATGAGTTACGATATCTTATTGAAAAAATGATGGATTATAATGGTATAGAATTTCGTAGAGGATTATCAGGTGGTGGAAATCAATTAAGACAACCATATTTTAAATCTAAATTTGAAATATCTTATGATGAGTTTCCTAATGTTGAACATATTCATAATTTCAGTTGGTATATAGGTAACTATCCAACATTAGAGAGAGAAAAATTAGATAATTTAATAAGGTTATTAAATGAAACTAAGTGAGTATTATAAATATTATTTAACACTTCACGAGAATCCTAAGTGTAAGTTGTTACATTTCATAGGGCAATGGGTTACAATATTATTTACCATATCTGTATTGTATAATTGGTATTGGTATTTAATTCCACTTATTCCATTTGTAGTGTATCCTTTCGCTTGGAGTGGTCATTATTTTTTTGAACATAATAAACCAGCTGCTTTTAATGATCCAGTAAAAGCAAAGGTGTCAGATTGGATTATGTTTAAAGATATTTTATTAGGAAGGTTGAAGATATGGTAAAAGTTTTAATAACCGGTGGTGCAGGTTATTTAGGTTCTACATTAACAGAAGTTTTATTAGACAGTGGTTACAAAGTAGATGTTTTAGATAATTTAATGTATGAACAAACATCATTATTACATTTATGTTCAAATGAAAATTTTAGATTTATAAATACTGATGTTACAAATTTTGATTTTTTAAAACATTTATTACCAACGTATGATGTAGTGATTCCGTTAGCGGCAATTGTTGGAGGTCCAGCTTGTGATAAGAATAAAGAATTAGCAACTAAGGTTAACTTTGAACAAATAAAATGTATTGTAGATAATATAACGGATAAACAAAAACTAATAATGCCAAATACAAATAGTCAATATGGTAGTTCAAAAGAAGTTATTACTGAAGATAGTCCATTCAATCCGTTATCACACTATGCATCAACTAAATGTGATGCAGAAAATTATATACTTAAAAATAAAAGTGGTGTGTGTTTAAGATTGGCAACTGTATTTGGTGCGTCTGCTAGAATGAGAACTGATTTATTAGTAAATGATTTTGTACATAAAGCTATAGTAGATGGTTATTTAGTTTTATTTGAATCACACTTTAAAAGAAATTATATACACGTTAGAGATATAGCTAATACATTCTTGTTTTGTATAGAAAACTATGACAGAATGAAAGGTGATGTTTTTAATGTAGGTTTATCTGATGCAAACTTGAGTAAGTTAGAGTTAGCACAAACTATAAAGAAATATTTTCATAATTTAGTTATTAAAGAAGACGATTATAAAACTGATTTTGATAATAGAGATTATATAGTATCAAACGAAAAACTTGAGAATTTAGGGTGGAAACCTAAGTATACAATAGATGATGGCATTATGGAATTAAAATATGCCTATGAAATGATAATTAAACACAATAACAGAAACTTTACGAATTTATAATATGAGACAAAGAAAATATTTACCAACAATAAGTGATTTGATAGATAGACTTTCCATTATTCAGTTAAAGGAAGTTTTTCTACCGGAACATAAAGAAGAATATGCTAATGAAATACAAGACATAGTAGAAGATTTAGAAGAATTAATGAGATGGGAAAAACCAACTGGTGATATGATTAGAGCTATTATAGTTTTAGCACAAATGAATACACATATTTGGTACAATGAATCTAATTTTAGAGCAGGTAAGGGTGAGGGTAATCTTGAATTAACTCACGGCTTAAATGGTATTAGGAATACTGCAAAGAATAAGATACAAGAAAATCTTGTAGAAGGTGGACGGAAAGACTATAAGATAGATTGTTTGGCAGCTGAGTTTAAAGATTGGGAAGTATCGTGGTAAGACTAGAAAAGGAGATACGTTATGATGGTATTAGTTATAGGTGAAGTTTGTACTGATGTTTTCATTTACGGTGAAATAAAACGATTAAGTCCAGAAGCACCAGTACCAGTACTTAATCCACTAAAAGAAGTTTCAAATGATGGGATGGCGAAAAATGTTCTCAACAATGTGGCTGCTTTAAAAGTAGAAGTATTTTCTATTACTAATAAAAATAGTATTAGAAAGATTAGATATGTAGATTATAAATCTAATCAGTTAGTTTTACGTGTAGATGAACATGACTTTTGTGATAGAATTGAAAAAGATACATTATTAAGTATAAAGGATAATGTAACTTATATGTCAATGGCAGGTAGACTTACATTTGATGCTATCATCATATCAGATTATTGTAAAGGATTTTTGACTGAAGATGATATTAAATTTATATGTGAAAATAATAAAAATGTTTTTGTTGATACTAAAAAAGAACTTGGTGATTGGATAAATTCTGCAACTTACTTAAAAATAAATTCTTTAGAGTATGATAAAAATACAAAGTTTTTTGAAAATAGTAATGTCATAGATAAAACTATTGTTACTAAGGGTAATGAAGGATGTTTATTTCAAGGTAAAATTTACCCAACTGAAGATGTACCTGTAAAAGATATATCAGGTGCAGGTGATACTTTTATTGCAGCTTTAGTTGTAGAATATATTAAGTCTAATGATATAATAAAAGCAATTAATTTTGCACAAGAATGTACTAAAATTGTAGTACAAAAACATGGTGTTTCTACTATATGAAACTTGATGATACGTTAAAAAAATGGTTGTATAATACGTACACAGATAATATACCAGATAAACTAAGTTTATTATTAAAAGAACAAGGTGTGCCGAATGAATGGATTTTACCGAGTACAGTAATAATTCATAGACTTTCAAATATGCCTTGGTATACTCAAGAACAAATATTAAATGAAATTTCTTTGACCAAAGAAGAACTAATTAATTTAAATTCTTTAATACGTGAATCAGAATTTTTACAGGACATAATTGTACATCGTGGTTTGGGTAGAAAGTATTGGAACACAATGATACCTTACGTTAAGAGTGGTAAGATAGATAAAGTTATAAATTATGAATATGATTTTCCATTAAGGTTAGCACTTTTTCCAGGAATGTCTTGTATGTACTATTGTGGGTTTTGTGGTAGGAATCAGAATGCTGCTTATGATCCTAAAAAAGTGTTGAAGAGTGGTGTCAGTACATATAAAGATATAATTTCAAGTTTACCTAATAATTCAACTATTTCTATTTCTGGAGGATTAGAACCACTTACTAATTTTAAATTAGGTGAAATAATATCTCATGCTAAATCTTTAGGTCATAGAGTTCCATTGATAACGAATGCACATATGTTGACACCAAAGTATTTAGAAAGTCAACCTGGGATTTGGGACTTAGATTCTTTAAGAGTGTCATTATATGGTACTGATCAAGAGTCAACTTATTTTGTTACACGACATAAAAAAGCATATAAATTGGTGAAGGATAATATAATAGAATTTTTGAAAGAACGGAACAGAAAAAAATCAAATGTTAAGTTAGGTATTAATTATATTATAATTCCAGAAAATATAGATACTATTTTACCATTACTTGATTATATTATTGATATTAATTCTAAAGTTAGTAATGGTGACGGTGTTGATTTTTTAACTATCCGAGAAGACTTCGGGAGTGTAACAGATATTAGTGATGACGCTGATAAAAATATTGAGGGTAGGAAATATCACTTAGACGGATTTTTGTCAGAGGAACAGAGAAGAAAACTTATAGATATATTTAAAGAATTTAATGATAGGAGAGAGAAAGAATGTTCTAAACTTCACGTTGATTTTGGTTATGCTATGGTAGCGTTGGGTGAGGGTGTATTAGGTAAACCATTAGCGAGAGTAAATGGGTTTCAAATGAGAAAATCAGGATTCCCACAGTTATCAGTTGCTGTAGATAGTGCCGGTGATGTGTTTCTTTACAGAGAAGCTGGATTTTTAGATAGACCAGGAAATAAAAAATTTATTGCAGGTAGAATAACTAACGGAGAAACTTTAGAATCTGTCTTGAAAAATTTTATTGAGAGTAAAGAAACTGCTGATTTAGTAGTTTATGATTCAAGGTTTATGGATTCATATGATCATTTGATAACTTTATTAGTTAATCAAGCAGAACAAGATATGGATTTTGGAATACCTTTTGAACACGGACCAGTTAAAGTTAGATGTCCTAACATAGAAGAATTGAATGTTGAATTAAGTAATAATTGGTATAGAGATGAAAAAAATTAGAGTAGGACAGATAGGTAGAGGGAGTTTTGGTAAAAAGATATTATCAAAGTTAGAGAATATACCTAATGTATCAGTTGAATGGGTATACGGTTCAGCAGATAAATGGTGGGAGTTTGATGAAGTGGATTGGGTTATTATTGCTAGTCCGAATGAATTTCATTATGAACAGGCAAAACACTATTTAGAATTAGGTTATAATGTTTTTTGTGAAAAACCTGGTACATTATCAACTCATTCGTTACTTGAATTGATAAGCTTATCTGAGTTAAAGGATGTATGTTTTTATATAGATGATGTATTGACGTATGAGGATATATTACCAATTAATGATTTTATTTATAAAAAATGGGGTGGATTATCTGCCAATATAATTGATAGGATGGCATATCATCACTTTTATTTGGTTTATGATATGATAGGTGAATTGACTTCAACTAATATTGATGTAACAATCAATGATATTAGTCATAAGGTTTTTGAAATTGATTTCGGTGATTTAAACTTTAAGTTTGAATATGATTTTGGTTGGTATAAAGAAAAAGTTCATAATATAACACCTAGATTTAGTGGTGATGCTTTAGAAACTATGTTGACGAAAGTTTTACAAGAAGATGTAGATTTTAAGTTAAACCACAAAAGGAGTGTTTTTGCTACAAAATTAAGTGAACTTGTGAAATCTAGTTTATATGGAAAATGTGCTGTAGTTGGTGCTGGTATTTATGGTATCACTGCAGCTACTAAATTGAGAACTGCAGGATATAATGTAGATTTGTATGATTCTGAAGATGATATTTTAAAGAAAGCATCTGGAATTAATCAGTATAGAATACATAGAGGATATCACTATCCTAGAAGTCCTGAAACAATAGAGTCGTGTAAGAATAATGAAGAGTCGTTTATAAAATATTATAATCAATCTATAGTATATAATAACATAAAACATTATTATTCAATCGCGTCTGAAGAGAGTTTAGTAACACCACAAGAATATTTAACTGTATTAGACAAGACTAAATTAGATTGGAAGATAGTAGAAACGTTACCAAACTGTGATTTGACTATAGAAGTAGAAGAAAAATTATATGATCCTCATATATTAAGTGAGATATGTCATGAGCGAATAAAAGGTAATGGAATTAATTTAATATTAAATACATCTGTAGATAAATTAGATGGTTATAATTATGTTGTTTATGCGACATATACATCACTTAATGATTTTACAGATAATAAAGAAGATTATCAATTTGAATTATGTGAAAAGCCAGTATTAAAATTACCAAGTATATATAAAAATAAGAGTATTGTTATTATGGACGGTCCTTTTATGTGTTTTGATCCCTTAGCAGATACAGGTTATCATCTCGGTGGAAATGTAGTTCACGCTATTCACGCTAGTAATATAGGTAAGACTCCCAAGATACCACCAGTGTATGAAGAATATTTAAATAAAGGTATTGTAAAGAAACCAAAGTATACAAATATAGATAGTTTTATTGAATCAGCTAAAAAGTTTTTTCCTAAAATAGAAGACTCAGAATACATTGGTTCTATGTATACAATAAGGACAGTTTTACCGTATAAAGATGAAACAGATGAAAGACCAACTATTGTTACTAAACGTGATAATAATTTTATTTTATTTAGTAGTAAAATTGGTAACTGTGTTGATTCGTCAGAAGAGATATTAAATATAATAAAAAATGAAGTTATAGAGAATTAGATTATACTTATATGTATATGATTAGTTAAGAGGTTATATGAATCAAACAAAAAATATAGTTGTAATACCAATGATTGTTCCCAAGGATAAGAAGTTAGATAAATTTGGTGGTTGGGGATGGATGGAGTATTCTAAAAAAGCATGGCAGTTTTGGTGTGATGAGAACGGTTATGAATTAGTAATATATAATGAACCATCAATAGAAGATACTATGAAGTATAGAATAACGGTACAACGGTGGTTTGATATCTTTGATTTTCTTGATAGAAAAAATATTAAATATGATCAAATAGCAATGGTAGATGCGTGTTCTATTCCAAAATGGAACTGTCCTGATTTTTTCAAATTAACAGATAACAAATTTACAGTCGGTCTTGAAAATGATAATCTTAAATGGATTTATGAAAGTGTAGAAGGATATAAGAATATTTTTAATGATTATGAATTAGATATTAGTAAATATTTTTGTACACAATTTGTTATTTTTAATAAATCTCACAAAGAATTATTTAAAAAATTTGAAAAGTTTTACAAAGAAAATGTTGATGAATTTGTTAAATTACAGACTAAAACAGTTAAAAGAGGTACTTGTCAAACTCCATTGAATTACATTATGCAAATGAATAATGTAGATATAAATTATTTACCTAAACCGTTCAGGTTATCTCATTTATATCGTAAAGAAATGTTAGGTTATAATTGGCAATTAAATGAAGATATGACACCATTTTTTGTCAAGTATGGGTATGTTTGGGTTTTTAGTGGATTTGATAAAAGACAAAGAGATAATTTAATGAAAGAAGCATGGAAACTGGTAAAACATAGATATAATAAAGATTTTTTTATACGTAATAGTGGTGTAATTGAAAGTAAAGATATAAATAAACAATGTACTACACTTAAATTTAAAAAAGATATTTACAATACTTTTAATAAACCACATTTTAAAAATATGACACTTTTAGAATTAGGATGTAATCAAGGTAATACAACTAGAGTTTATGCGGAATGTTTTGGGAAAGTTATTGCAGTTGATATGACTGAAGATAATATAAAAATAGCAAAAAAGAAATGTGAAGAAGTAGATAACGTTGAGTTTATTACGGCGGATGTTTACGATCTTAATTTTAAGTTACCTAAAGCAGACGTAGTTCACGTAGACGCCGGACATACGTATCAACATCTTGCATATGATATAGATAGATGTATTGACTTATTAGATGATCCTATTTTTATTATTGATGATTACGGAAACCCTAGACAACAGATTAAAAAAGCGGTAAATGATAAAGTAGAACAACATCAATTAAAAATCAATAAATTCATAGGTGAAAAAGATGGGTTTATATGTACCCATGGATTAGTTTTTGATGACAGAGAAGGTGTTATTATTAACTTAAAATAAAAATGTATTTATAATCAAAAAATAATATTTATTTAAAATAGGAGTTATAATATGAGAATATTAGTTACAGGTGGAGCCGGTTTCATCGGAAGTCACATAGTAGATAGATTATTAACTGAAGGTCATGAAGTTACAGTTTTAGATTTGTGGGAAAGTGATGAAGCAAAAGTTCATTCAGATAATCCAAATTATAAACTGGTAGTTGGAAATGTTTTAGATGATGATTTACTTGATAGTTTAGTTAGTGGTAAAGATAGAGTTATACATATGGCTGCTGTATTAGGTACGAGTGAAACTATTACTACTTATGATGTAGAACAAGTTGCATCAGTAAATGTTGTTGGAACAGTAAAGATGTTGAAGTTATGTAAGAAACACGGTGTGGGTAGGATAGTAATACCTACAACACCAGATGTAACTTGGTTGAATCCATATAAGATTACTAAAGCTGCTATTGAAAAGTTCGCTCAATTATTTTCTAAGAATTATGGAGTTGAGGCTGTTTGTTTAAAACTAGGTAATATCTATGGTTCAAGAGAAAGATGGTTAGACGGACCTAAAGAAGCTCCGTATAATTATCAGAAAGTCATACCAACTATTCTGATGGAAACTTTAAAAGGAAATAAATTTAATATTTACGGTAATGGTGACCAGAAATCAGAATACATATATGTTGAAGATGTAGCAGAATCGTTTTATAGGGCTCTTACTTCTGATAAAGATTTAGGTGGAAAAGTTATTCACGTTGGTAGAGACCAAAATCAATCTGTGAATGAAATTATTGACGCAGTTGAAGAAGTATGGGGTAGAAAAGTTGAAAGAAATTATGTTGATATGAGACCTGGAGAACACCATGTTGAGATTACGTTAGATCCTACATTATTGAAAGAGTTGTTGGATTATGAATTACAATGGGATTTATCTAAAGGTTTGAAGGAAACTATAAAATATTACGAAAAAATGTATTCAGAGTTATATTGATAATGAAAAATGTAGTTTTTATGCCAAATATTGATTTGGGAAATGGTAGAGCAGACGCGTACCATTATTCAGTAAAGAGTTGGAAGTATTGGTGTAATAAAAATAATGTTGAATTTCTAGAATGGACAGAACCGTTAATGGATGTAGGTGCGAGTACAAGTGGTATGGACGGATATAATAGGTTCCCAATAATTTATCAGAGAGAATGGGTATTTGATATACTAGAAGCGAATGATATAGATTACGATCAAGTATTAATTATTGATGCAGATACAATAGTTCATCCGGATTGTCCTAATGTTTTTGAAAAAACTAATCACGAATATAGTGTAGTAGCCTGTAATGGTGACTATGAATGGATTACGAGAAGTATTGATGGATGGGGAAAATATGCATTTCCTGATGATGAAAAACCTAAAGTTTGGGAATATTTTAATACAGGATTTATTATAGCAAATAAAAAACATAAACCGTTTTTTAAAGAACTACAGAACTTTTATTTAGAAAACATAGATGAACTTTATAAAATTAGAAATCATCAAAATTATAAGTCATATCCAATTCCAGGAGTTGGTCAAACTTGTGTTAATTTTTTAGTAAAAAAACATAAGGTAAAAGTAAGGTATTTACCAGAAAGATATAATCTTCAAGATATATTTAGAAAAAACTTATTATATATTCCAGATTTTAGTTGGTGGAAAGATGAGTTATTATTTTTAGATGTTGGTTGGATTTATCATTTTAATGCTATACCCCCAAAAATTGCGGTCGGAGAAAATATAAGACCGGCATCCTATTGGATGAAGAGAACTTATGAGGAGTTGTACGGATGAAAAATGTAGTTTTTATGATGAACGTGGATTTAGGAAAAGAAGGAAGATTTGCAAGCTCACGTACAAAACCATATAAATATTCTATTGATAGTTGGAAAAGATGGTGTGATACTAATGACTGTGAATTATTTGTATTAACGGAAGAAGTAGTAGATCATGATAAAATGGGAATATGTTGGCAACGATGGTATGTTTTTGATTTATTAGAGGCTAATGGTATAGAATATGATCAGATATTATCTATAGACGCTGATACAATAGTTCATCCTGATTGTCCTAATGTTTTTGAAATGACAGATAATAAATTTACAGTTGTCGAATTTGATGGTAGCTGGGATTGGGTATTGAGGAGTATAGAATCTTATTCAAAATATGTGTTTAATGATTATATGTTAAAAGAGTGGTGGAAGTATTTTGACAGTGGTTTTTGGATAGTTAATAAATCTCATAAATCTTTTGCAAAAAAGTTTGTAGAGTTTTATAATAAAAATTCAGAACGATTAATAGAAATGCAAGATAAATTTCTTACTGGAACTGAACAAACACCATTAAATTTTATGTTAGATATTGAAAAAGTAGATGTAAAACATTTACCTTATGAATTTAATATGAATGATATGAATAGAAAAGAAGTATTGACAGAAGATTTATTGTTTACTAAAGTAGGTTGGATATATCAGTTTAATTGTATACCAAATAATACAGATAATGAACTTACAGATTATTGGATGACAAAGGCTTATAATTATTTTTACGGAGATTACAAAGAGTGAAAGTAGATATTAAAAATATATTAACATTAGCGGCTCATACTGATGACGTGGAGATAGGATGTGGTGCCAGTTTATATAAGTTTAATGACGCAAATATAAAAGTCATAGCGTTCTCTTTAGCACCAGGTGAAGGTGTTGAAGATGAATTTGATGAATCTATGGAATTACTAGGTGCAGACTATGATTTACATAAAATGCAAATCAGAGAGTTGAGTTATAGTAGACAAGAAATATTAGATGTTCTTTATAAAGAAGCTAAAAATACAAAATATGATTTAATTTTTTGTCCATCTTCATTTGATACTCATCAAGACCACGCAGTTATTCGTGATGAATGTTTTAGAGCATTTAAGAAAACAACGATATTGGGTTATGAAATGCCATGGAATAATAGAACATTTGATTCTGATGTATTTATAGAAGTTGATGAAGATCAATTAAATAAAAAAGTTGAACATTTTAAATGTTATAAAAGTCAAGTAAATAGACAGTTTTTTACTAAAGAATATATTTACAGTATGGCTAAATATAGAGGTTATCAAGTTGGTGTAGAATACGCTGAAGCGTTTGAAACTATAAGAATGTTAATATGAATACAATATTAAAAAATAAATATGTTATAGGAACTCACGTTATGTTCTTTGAAATTGAAATGTTCAAAGATTTTATTGACGGGTTAATAAATCTATTAGAAACAGTTGAAAATAAAGAAAATGTAATAGTTGATTTATGTTTTAATTTATCACAGAAGTTAGAAAAGATAGATACAAATAAGATAGATGAAAAGAGTTTATTAGTTAAATTTTCTAATAACGTAAAAAGGTTACAAAATATAGGAGTCAATGTAGATTGGAGAGTTCACGATGGAGATGATTTTTATTTCCATGCAGATTACAGAAGAGATTTAAATTACAATTACTGTAAGAAAGTAGATTATGTAATGTGGGGAGAAACAGATAGTTTTTTCCCTAGAGAAGCTTTTCAGGTAATTGAAACTTTATCAGAGTATACAAAAGAACAGAATATGCATAGATACTTATTAAGCTTTTCAGATAGAAAAATGTGGGATGCATCTTGGGATCCGTTAGTTCACGTTGATTATGAACACTTAGAGTTTATTGATGATGATGAAGGTCATTTAAATCCGAATCAAGCTAAATCACCAATGTCAATTGAAAAGATGAATGAGATAAACGGAAAAGTTGATGAATTTAATTTTACTTATATTACTAAACCTAAGATAAGTGGAGCTTGTTTAGTGTTATCATCAGATTTAATAAAAAGTGGTGTGAATGTACCGTCGTGTTTAATTTATAATGATGACGAAGGGTTATCGATTATGTGTGAAAAGATATTAGGACAAAATTTTATACAGTTCGTTTGTAAGAATATATTACACGTTCACGCTAGAAGACACCCACAAAAGAGATGTTATGTAGTGAATGAAGATAACCCTCATGCTTTTATAAATAAAAAAGTAGATAATTTTCAAAAATTATTACAAATGTCTAAAAGTAATATTCAAAATTTGACTAATGTAAATAATAAGTTCTATGAATATAATGATTTAGAAAAAATATTGGAGGTATCATGAAAAGAGCGTTAATTACGGGTATTAACGGAATGGACGGAAGTCATTTAGCAGATTTTTTATTAGAAAAAGGATATACTGTTTTTGGAATGGAACGTAGGTCATCTTCAAAAAACAGAACTAATACATCACACTTAGAAGGTAAGATTACATTTATCAGTGGTGATTTAACAGATCAAAATTCATTGTTAAGATGTATTAGAGAATCAGAACCTGATGAAGTTTACAGTTTGGCTTCACAATCATTTGTAGGTGAGAGTTGGAATACACCAGAACAAACAGGTGATGTTACAGGACTTGGAGTTATGAGATTATTAGAAGCGATAAGAGAGAATGGTAAAAAGATAAAATTTTATCAAGCATCGTCATCAGAAATGTTCGGTAGAATGGTAGAAAATCCAGCGAAAGAAACTACACCATTTTATCCACGTTCACCTTATGGAGTCGCAAAATTATATGGACATTGGATTACAGTAAACTATAGAGAATCTTATGATATGTTTAATGTAAGCGGTATCTTATTTAATCATGAATCAGAAAGAAGGGGAATAGAATTTGTAACAAGAAAAATATCAGATGGTGTAGCTAGAATTCATTTAGGAATGCAAAATGAGTTAGTACTAGGTAATTTAGATGCAAAACGAGATTGGGGATATGCACCAGATTATGTTGAAGCTATGTGGATGATGTTACAACAAGATAAACCAGATGATTATGTTATAGCGACTGGAAAAGATTATAGTATAAGAGAATTTTTAGATTACGCTTTTGGTCACATAGGTATAAATGATTGGGAAAAGTATGTTAAACAAGATGAAAGATATATGAGACCTGCTGAAGTAGCGGTATTACGAGGAGATTCTTCAAAAGCAAAAAGAGAATTAGGATGGGTTCCGAAAACATCATTTAAAGATATGGTAACTAAAATGGTTGAAAATGATATAAGATATGCTAGTAGGAGATAAATAAATGAAAGTTTTAATAACAGGTGGTTCAGGAACTATAGGTAGAGCGTTTATAAAAAATTATGCAGAGTTTTTTGATATTTTTAGTTATAGTAGAGATGAAAATAAACAAACACAATTGACTAGGAATTTTCCAAATGTTAAACAGTATTTGGGTAGTGTAGAAGATAGAGAAACAGTTTTTAGAATTTTTGAAGAAGTTAAACCAGATATTGTAGTTCATGCAGCTGCAGTAAAACATATTAATTTAGCAGAGAAACAACCAATTCAAACTTGTAAAGTAAATATAGTAGGTAGTTTGAATATAATAGAAGCCTCAATAAGAACTGATGTACCTGTAACTGTGGCTATTAGTACTGATAAAGCTTGTTCTTATGAAAGTGTGTATGGTGGATCAAAATGGTTAATGGAAAGATGTTTTTTAGAAGCAAATAGTAATAGAAATAAATTTTCAGTATGTAGATTTGCAAATGTTGCACATAGTGATGGTTCAGTTTTACCGTTTTGGTTAAAACAAAAAGAAGAAGGTAAAGCATTAAAACTTACTGACCCAAAAATGAATAGGTTGATGTTTACACAGGATGATGCAGCTAATTTAATTTATAGAACTGTTGATTATACTCGTAAACATGAAGGTGGATTTGTGTGTTCGTATAAGATGAAGTGTGTGAATATGTTTGATCTAGCTAAAGCTATATCTGATAATATTGAAATAGTTGGAAAACGACCTGGTGAAAAAAGAGATGAAGATTTAATATCTAAACATGAATTACCGTACACATATGTTAAAGGTAATGATATTCATATTAGAGCGGAAGAAAATATTTATGATAAAAAACTAGAAGTACCTTATAATTCACATAGTGCTGAAAAGATGACATCTAAACAAATAAAAGAGTTAGTTGAATGGAATTAAAAGATTATAAAATTATATGGCTTACTGAAGGATTTTGGAACGGTACAGTTAAATTAGATAATTCTAGTGTAGTTCCTTCTATGAGGAATGATGTTTCTACTCAATATATTTTAGGTGTAGAACATTATCCAATATTTAAAATACCAGAGGTACTACAACATTTAGGTGAAAATTATTTTGATTTTGCAATAGTAACATTACCAAAGACTAATGTAAATAAGTTATTACAATTTGATATGATTGGAGATTTAAAAAAGTTAAGTAAGAAGGTTATATCAATGCAAGAAGGTCCACATTGGTATTTTCAAGACTATACAATGGAAGAACAAATTTGGTGGTATAATACTCTTACTGAATTTGATATGTTGTTTGCTCATAATCATAAAGATGTAAAATATTATAAAGGATTGACAAATAAACCTGTACATAAAATGCCAACATTAATGTTACCTGAGAGATTAGATATTGTTCCGAGAAGTGAATGGGGTGATGCTGTAATAATTGGTGGTAATATGGTTAGATGGTATGGTGGGTTTGATTCTTATATAGTCGCTCAAGAATTTGATATGCCAGTATATGCTCCATCTATGGGTAGAAAAATAGATAGAGAAGATGAGATGGACATAACTCATTTACCGTACATGGATTGGTCAGAGTGGATTAAAGCATTAAGTCAGTTTCATGTAGGAATTCATATGATGCCTACACACGCAGCTGGTACGTTTACATTGAATTGTGCATTTCACGGGATACCTTGCATAGGTTATAAAGGGTTAGATACACAAGAAGAATTACATCCATTATTGTCAGTAGATGATGGTGATATAGAAACAGCTAAACAGTTAGCTAATAAACTTAAAGATGATTCTTTTTATCAAGAATGTAGTACAATGTGTAGAGAAAATTATGTAAAGTCATTGTATAATGAAAAGAATTTTGTACCGTATATAACAGATATATTTGAGAGCATATTATAAAATGAAAATAGGAATAGTAGGACAAGGTTATGTGGGAACTGCAATTAAGGTTGGGTTTGAACCACATTATGAGTTAGAAACATATGATGCGTTTGATGAATCTAAATCTACTGGTAATTTAGCTGATTTAGTTGTTGAATGTGAAGTAATATTTGTATGTGTACCAACACCAATGAATAAAGACGGAACTTGTCATACAGATATAGTTGAGAGTGTTGTAGATAGCATTAATAGTAAAAGACAGGGATATTTAAGAACTGCATTGAAACACGATACAATAGTAGTTTTAAAATCCACAGTTCCACCAGGAACTACAGATAGATTAAATAAAAAATATAAAAAATATAAAAATATAAGTGTTATATTTAATCCAGAGTTTCTTACAGAAGCAAATTTTATAGAAGATTTCAAAAATCAAACTCGTATTATATTAGGTGGTACTAGAAAAGGAACTAATCTATTACGACAAGTTTATAGTAAGGTATTTCCGATGGCACATATTATTAAGACAGCTTCAATAACAGCAGAGATGGTAAAGTATATGACAAACGCTTATTTGGCTACAAAGGTATCATTTGCAAATGAGATAAAAGAAATAAGTGATAAGGTAGGTGCAGATTATGATAAAGTTGTAGAGTATGCCACACTTGATGAGAGATTAGGTAAAACACATCTCGGAGTACCAGGACCTGATGGTGATTTAGGATTTGGTGGTCATTGTTTACCAAAAGATTTAAACGCGTTAATAGCTGTAGCACATGAATTTGATATTGCACCAGAAGTGTTAGAGGCGGTTGTAGAAACAAATGATAGAGTAAGAGAAAATAGAGATTGGGAACAGATGAAAGGAAGGGCTGTAGTAGATGAATAAAACATTAATAATAGGTGGTAACGGTTATGTTGGAACGAGGTTACATGAGTATTTAAGTGTTGATGAAGAAAATATGCGATCAGATAAAGATGTTGATATAATTGATACTTGTTGGTTTGTTGGATTAAACAAACCAATAGAGGATACAATAATTGAAGATTATAGAAATATGAGTAAAGAATTTTATTCAGAGTATGATACTATTATTTTATTAGCTGGACATTCAAGTGTTAAGATGTCAGAAGCAAAATCTAATAGTTGTTTTAAGAATAATGTACAGAACTTTATAGAATTATTAGATAAATTAACAACACAAAAGTTTATTTACGCCAGTAGTTCAAGTGTTTATGGTTCAGTAGGTGGTAAAACTGTTAATGAAAAGTATTATGGATTTGAACCATACAATCAGTATGATATTTCAAAACACACTTCTGATTTATACGCTGTAAAGTCAGATTTAGAGTATTATGGATTAAGATTTGGTACAGTTAATGGATATTCTCCAGTATTGAGAGTTGATGTAATGATAAATGCTATGGTTAATAGTGCATTACATAATGGAGAAATTAAGTTATTTATTAAAGATACAATGAGACCAATACTAGGATTGAATGATTTGTGTGGAGCAGTTGAAACAATTATAGACCATGATAAAGATGAAAGAGGATTATATAATTTAGCGTCATTTAATAAAACAGCAGAACAAATAGCATATGAAGTAGGTAGTGTTATGAACGTACCTGTTATAGAGTATGAAACAGATCCAAGTAATATAACTAATGTTAAGAATCAAACAAAATCTTATAATTTTTCAATTTCAACACTAAAGTTTAGAAAAGCATTTAAGTTTAAGTTTAAAGAAACAGTTGAGAGTATAACTGAAAGTCTAGTTAATAATTGGGATACAATGAAAAAAACAGATAGAAGTGAGCCATATTATTATGAATAGTTATAGAGAAAAGAAAGATTGTGTTTGTTGTGGTAAAAGTAATTTATCAGTGGTTCTTGATTTAAATAAACAACCACTTGCAAATTCATATCACAAAGAAAACGAGACACTAGAAGATTATCCATTGGGATTAAATTTATGTGAAGATTGTTATCATTTACAATTAACTCACATAGTAAATCCAGATTTGTTGTTTAAAGATTATTTATATGTTAGTGGAACTACTAAAACATTACGAGATAACTTTGAATGGTTTGCTGATTTTGTTTTAGAGTATACAGCTAATTGTCGTTGGAATTGGCCAAATCCACGAGTCAATAGTGTTTTAGATATAGCGTGTAATGATGGTTCACAGTTAGATTGTTTTAAGAAGAAACAAGCGATTGAAACTTTCGGAGTAGACCCAGCTGAAAATTTATATGAGTTGAGTTCTAAAAATCATAATGTTATTTGTGATTACTTTGATTCTAACTTATATGATAGAACATTTGATGTAATAATAGCACAGAATGTTTTTGCTCATAATGAGAATGCTAAGAAGTTTTTAGATGATTGTGAAAAACTAATGAATAATAATTCTTTTTTATACATTCAAACATCACAATCTGACATGATTAGAAATAGTCAATTTGATACTATATATCACGAACATATATCGTTTTTTAATATAAACTCTTTTAATGAACTAGTAAAGAGAACAGGATTACATTTAGTGGATGTCATAAAAACACCTGTACACGGAACAAGTTATTTATTTATTTTACATAAAAGTCCAATGAACGAATATAAAGTTCAGAATTTAATTGATGTCGAAAGAGAACTTGGATTACTATCTGTAGAAACTTATGATAAATATAGAGACAATGTATTAGAGATTGTAGATTCGTTTAAATTAATAATAGATGATTGTAGAGATTTCGGGTATCATATAGTTGGTTATGGAGCAGCAGCTAAAGGTATGACACTTTTGAATTTCGCACAAGTTGATTTAGATGTTATAATTGATGATAACCCGTTAAAACAAGGTTTATTGACACCTGGTAGAAATACAAAGATAGATTCGATTGACGCTCTAAAACGAATATCAGATTCTGATAAGATACTATTTGTTCCGTTAGCATGGAACTTTTATAAAGAGATAAGAGAGAGAATTAAAAAAGTAAGAAATAACAAGAATGATATGTTTTTAAAATACTTTCCTAGAGTTACATTGGAGAAAAAATGAGTTACTTACATATTACAAATATAGACACGTTATCAGCGTTGTTAGATAGATTAATATCAGAAAATATTAAATTACATTTTTTTCGTAAAGATGGTATTGCTGATAATATTGAACATCAAGAAAAACTGATAGAAGAAATAAAATATAGAATAACTAAACTTTTATTGGATGTATATACTAATAAACGTTACAATTATGTATCTGAAAAAAGAACATATAAACCAGATGATATCGTAGAAACACTTGAAGAGTTAATTCATAATGATATAACTACAGGTGAGGGTGATAGAGCTAACTTAAAAGAAGCTACGTCAGATAATCCATCACTTGAACATTTTACAAGGAATCATAAGTTGATTAGAAAAGCTAACGAGAATAGAGCCGTCAGTAAAAATAAATTAGATGAACAGTTTAAAGATTTTGTAGAAGATAATGATACTAAGAGCTAATCCAGAGTTTGCATCAGAACTTGTATGTATAATACCATATGCATATTGGTTACATAAAGAAGATAAGTTAGAAAAAGTTATAACTAGTACTGGTATGAAATCGTTTTATTATTTTTGTGATGATGTTGAAGAACAATATGATTTTAGAACACTTGATAATCTTAATTCAGGTTTAAATGAAGTACCTAATAATTGGGTACATCATAATGCTGAAGCTGTTACTGGTAGAGATTATTCTGAGTTGACAGAAGAAGAACAAAATAATATGAACGGAGTTTTAGATTATAGAGAATGGACTCCACCTCCGTACTTAGAATATTATAAAACAGATGAATTTAATTTTGACAAACCTGTTGTAGTTGTAAATAATAATTACAATATTGAATACGGTAAACCAATTTCAAAGTCATTAAGATTTTTTGATATAAAAACATTATATGATATGTTTAACTATTTAACTAATAGTGGATATACTGTAATATATAAGAGACCTAATAACACAGAGTTTGCACCTGATCACAATGAAATTGAAACTTTAAATAGAAATGTTTCATTAACAGCTACAGTAGAAATTAAGAACGGTTTACAAGGTGTTATTACTGACTATGAACTGTGTGAATACTATAATGATGTAATTGATATAAATAAAATGAAAGAAGAATATCCACAGTACACATATAACGAATTCCAATTGAAGTTATTTTCATCTGCAGAAGGATTTGTGACTACAAACGGTGGAGGTGGTATATTGTGTTCTTATTTTAAAAAACCAGTTGTAATGTATGTTCCACATGGAAAAGAACTCAGAAAAAATTATATAACCAATGAAGATTCATATTTGAATAAGTTATCTGAAAGTAATATACATAGTGTTTTAGATCCTGGTGATGTAAACGATTATTCTAAAGTTATAAAGAAAGTAAAAGAAGTTTTTAGAGGAGATAATAAATGAAAGTGTTAGTCACAGGTGGTACTGGTTTTGTAGGTACTAACCTAATAAAAAGATTATTAAAAGACGGTCATGAAGTAATATCAGTAGATAACTATTCTACTGGCGTTAAAGAAAATGAACAGAAAGGATGTCAGTATTATACCTATGATATTGCAAGTGATCATACAATTGGGATATATGTAGATCACGGAACTTATCCATCTTGGAGAGATGAAGAATTTGATGTGATATATCATATGGCAGCATTGGCAAGAATACAACCATCATTGGAACATCCTGCCTCACACATTAAGAATAATTTCAATTCAACTCTACATATTCTTGAATTGGCAAGAAAGAAAGAGATACCAGTAGTATATGCTGGTTCAAGTTCATTTCATTGTGGTTTATATGGTAGTCCATATGCTTGGTCTAAGTATGGTGGAGAAGAATTATGTAGATTGTATTCTTCTGTATATGATACACCAACAGCAATATGTAGATTTTACAATGTTTATGGACCACATCAGATATTAGATAGTGAATATGCAGCAGTAATTGGTATATGGATTAATCAGTATAAGAAAGGTGAACCATTAACTATTACAGATGAAGGAGAACAACGAAGAGATTTTACTCATATTGATGATATAGTAGATGGGTTAGTTAAATGTGGTGATGGTTTATTAGGAGAGAATTCTTCTGAAATAAGTGGAGAAATATTTGAGTTAGGTCGTGGAATAAATTATTCTATGAACGAAGTTGTTGATATGTTCGGTGAGTATCCTAGAAAGTATATTCCAGCTAGAAAAGGTGAATATCCAGTTACTCTATGTGAAGATACAAAGGCACATGAGTTACTTGGGTGGAAACCTATAGTAGATATAAAAGATTACATAAAGGAGTGGTTAAGTGAAAACAATTAGTTTTATCCAACCGAGCAGAAATAATTTAAAATATTTAAAGTGGTCTTACAATAGTATCCGTAAGAATTTAGGTTATATTCACGAGATATGTTGGGCAGATGACTTTTCAGATGATGGAACTTGGGAGTGGATGAATGAAATAGCAGAAAAAGACCCAAACGTTAAGATACATAGAAATGAAGGTCCTAATAGATTAGGTCATACTATTTTATATGATACGTTAGTAGATATGGCTTCTAATGATATTGTGATGATATATCATGCTGATATGTACGCTTGTCCTAAATTAGATGAAGAAGTGTTGAAACATTTAGAACCAGGTAAAGTAGTGAGTGCAACACGAATAGAACCACCATTACATCCTGATGGACCAGAAAAGATATTAAAGGACTTTGGTATAGAACCTGAAGAATTTGATGAACATGAGTTGATGAGATATTTAGATGAGGGTGTTGATTATTCTAAAAAACCAACAAATGGAATATTCGCACCTTGGGCTATATACAAAGATGATTTCTTGGCAATTGGTGGACACGACCCGTTATACGCTCCACAATCCAAAGAGGATTCTGATATATTCAATAGGTTTGTGTTGGCTGGATATGATTTAATTCAGACTTGGAGAGGATTTGTATATCATATGACCTGTCGTGGTAGTAGATTCAAGGATGGTGCTTTGAGAAATCCAGCAGGTCAAGTGTTTATGAAAGGTAGAGAGAGTACTGAGTGGTTAGAACAAAACGTCAGGAGTACACGAAATTTCATCAGGAAATGGGGTCATATGGTTAAACATGATGAAGTGATGTGTCCAATCATACCACCTAAATATGATGTCGGATTAGTTGTCTATAATTGTGATTACAATTTGTTGAGAGAATTAGAACCGTGGTGTAGTTGTATTTATATAGAAGATACTTCAGTAATATCAAAATATATTAGTGATGAACAAAAAAATACAGATTTTGATTTGAAAGATAGAGTTAAACCTTATATTAAAGGTAAAGATAATAAGAAAAATGATTCAGTACTACGTCTTAATTCACGACTTAAATCAAATTTTGAATGGAAAAATCATGGTGTACTTGTTAAATTTGACACGAAACAGTTAAATGCTAATAATTTTCAACATATTGTTAATTTATCAGAAATAATAGCTAGTTCAGGAACGAAAGGTCGTTTAGAGTTAGATATTTATAAATTTAATATAAGATCATTAAAAACATACGAAAAAGATTTAATTTTAGTAAAATGACATACTATTTATTATTGAAGGGTGACACCGAAAAGGATGTAATTTATGAAACGAATGTTTTAGGAGAAGAGAGTTTTGAAACGTTTTATCCATCAATTGGTTTTACAGTGCTAAATAAAATTATAAATGAAAAACCTGAAGTACTAGAAACCGTCAAGATACTTGATGATCATAAAAATTCATATACTTTAACTGAATTTGTTGATAAATTGGCTGGGTGGAAAATGAAAAAAAACGCTTGACTTAGATACATTTTTTTTGTATATTTAAAGGAGATATTCTATGAATAATAAATATTTAGAAGAGTATTATGATTTAGAAGAAGAATTAAATGAGAACGATAGTCGTGAAAAAATTCTTCATAAAACTAAATCTCATAACAAAAAAAAGTGGAAAAAAATAAAAACAGAGTTAAATAAAAAAGGTTACGATAAGTATGTTAAAAATAAAAGAAGGGATGCTAAAAAGAGTAATAGGTCTATTACTTAGTTTAGTATTGTTTAGTTGTGATGGTAGAAACGCTCTATCATCAAACATTAAAGATGAAATAAATGTCATAATAGACATGAGATTACCAATTGATGCTAATGGGTATTATCATTTAGAACTTGAAAGAAATAATTGGCAAACTTTACATAGAGTATCAGGATTAGTATTTGATTACAATAACTACCCAATAGAAAATTGTTATGTACAATGGGAATCTAATCTTTATTGGTATTTAGGTGATACTTTAGGGTACATAATAAATAGACATTTTAGTGATCAAGGTCAATATGTATCAATAGATACTTCTTATATAGTAGGATTTACTGGTATAGAAGTTCCGACATCAAATATGGTTAGTTATAGTAATCGTTATGGTGAAATAAATAATATGATAGCACCTGTTAGGAGTATGATAGGTGATACTTTAGTTTTAAGTGTTTATTGGTCTGATTATAATTATGATGTATCTGTTGAGAGATATGGAATAGTATTAGATTAAGGTGATTATGTGAATTCAGTTTATACATTGTTATTACTTATTTATTTTTATCTAAAATTATATGGATGGACTTTAGATGAATTTTGGAAAATATTAGAATTAATTTCAGGATAGGAGAAAATAATGAAATATGTTTTAGTTGATAGAATTACAGATAATATAGTGAAACGAATTAAATTAACTAGTAATATTGGTATTACTGGTGCTAGAACATACTTTTTAAAGACAGAAGAATTGTCTGAAAAAGAATTTGATAAATCATGGAAAGTGATGACAGAAGATCAATATGATCTACAATTTAAAACAACATTACAAAATAGACAAATGGGTAAATTGAAATATAAGTGGTGGGAAGAAGAATCGTCTAATCTTGATATTGAAAGGGAATAATATCGTGAAACAAATAATAAAAGATGTATTAAATGATATGTCTGAAGGTCAAATAAATTTAGGTTCAGAAGCCGCTAGAGAAACTGTAGCATCTCTTGTATCAGCTGCATTAAAAACAAAAGGTGAATATAAAGAATACACGAATACAGAGTTAGAAGAACAAGAAGCTAGAAAACATTGGGTATGTAAAATATGTGGTCAATCTAGTTATGATTTAGATTGGGATTATATCGGTTCAGGAACTAATCATTTGAGTTGTGAAGTTAGATTAGAGTTAGATGAAGAAAAAAAGAAAAAAGATTGGTATGAAGACGCAGGTGACGGTCATTTACTTAAAGTTGATGATCTAGATAAAATGAAGATGAAGTTATCAGAAGATATAGTAGATAGTAAAGATGAAGGATATATTTATGAATCTCCTGACGGAGGTGAAACTATTTTTAAGAGAAAAGTGGGTGGTAGTAAAAGAGAGTTAGTTAAAAATTGGGAAAAAATATCTAGGTAAAAAGAATGGGTAAAGAATTAACTAGAAAACAAAGAAAAGAATTAAATAGTTTAGCTGCAGTGATTGCGGAAGAAGCGATAAGTGTTCGGTTAGACTATGAACAAAGTGGTTCTAATTTAGATAGCGGTAGTATAATAGCCATACATCAAAATAGTCCGTTATTAGATGATGAAAAAGAACCATTAGCTGATGTAGCGTATAACATTGTAAGGAGAAAAAAAGATGAAAAGTAAGTTATTAGATAAACTTGTTAAACAAGCTTTAGTAGTTTTAGCTGGAGTAGGTGGTTTTTGGGGTGGAATGTATTATAGTATGGATAAGTTATCCCAAGAGATAGATAACTGGAGTTCACAATATGAACAAGTAAGTGATAATTTAAATCAGTATATGGACGTAGCAGATCCACAAACTGTTAGATTTTATGTAAGAGAGTTAAATAAGATTTTAGATGATATAACTTTCTTAAATAATTTAGTAAAGAGTGGACAATTAGCGGATGAATCTCTCGTAGTGTATGCGAGTATGGTAGAAGATGTTGACGATAGATTACTAATGTTGAGAAAAGATATGTATGATGAGTTAGAATCATTAAAGTTGAGTATAACAATTAAAACAGATGATAAAGTGTATGGACTAAAAGAAGAAGTATTAAGTGATAGAAAAGCTGTGTTTTCAAAACTTAATGATATAAATACACGATTAAATGCATTAGAAGAGATGCTTAATGAGGTATCAACAGATGTTAATACGATAAGAAATTCAAAATACGGTAAAAAAATATGGAGACAAAAATGAATATAATTGAAAAGATAATGAGGTTAATCGTAGGAGATAAACGATTTTCACCTGATAGAAGAGTAAAGAAGAGTAAATATAAAAAACCAAATCGTCGCAAAAAACAACGTAGAAAGAAAACAAAATGAATGAGTGGCTAATGTTTTCAATAGGTATATTACTAGGTATTACTATAGGGATAATGTTATCTAATATGTTAACATCTAGTAAAATAGACAACTTGGAAAGTGAAATCGGAGATTTACGAATACAACGTAAACTATTGAAAGATGAGATACAAAAGATTACTAGAAGGGGAAAACCTCAACCTAGAAAAACTAGGAAACGTTGATGTCAGAACTGACTGATTTACACGATTACGAAAATAGACCGAAGAAAAAGAATCCGTTTCGTAGTAGACCAATTCCGAAGAGTAGAATAGAATGGGCTATTAGAAGTACCTTATCTATCAGAGCAGCCGCTCAACATCTCGGTGTGGCGTATAATACATTTAAGAAGTACGCTAAGATGTATGACTTATTTGAACAGAATAAGAATCAAAGCGGTAAGGGTATTACAACAAAGGGTAATACGGGTTGGGGTGTAAAGATACAAGATTTATTCGAAGGTAAACATCCGAACTATCCACATTGGAAATTACAAGAACGAGTAGTTAGAGATGGTTATTTAAAACAAGAATGTTCTAATTGTGGATATGATGATTATAGAGAAAGTGATATGAGAGGTCCATACATCATAAATTTTCTTGATGGAGACCCAAAGAATCATTCACTAGATAATTTACATCTATTGTGTTATTGTTGTTTCTTTATAATGAAACCCACAGGTCGTATGTTAACGACACCTAAGAATACAACTTTGTTACGTAAAAAGTTAGAAGAAGTTTGGATAGAAAATGATGATGAATAATATTTATTAGTAGATTTCCGTATATGGCTTATATAATAGATGTTTACAGAAGAGATAGTACCAATAGTAATACTATTATTGTTACTAGTCATTATACGAAATTTTTATAGTAGAATTTGAATAGGGAGAAATATTTTGAACGGACAAGATAAAAGAGATTTAAATGTTATCTTAGAAAGAATGGAACAAGCCGATAAAGACAGAGAAAAGATGCATGATGATATTAAATTTATCAAAGAAAATCTGTTCGATCCACATCAAGGTCTCTGGTCTGAGACTAAGTTAAATTCACAATTTAGAGAAGATAGTAAAAAATGGAGATACCCAATCGGTGTTGGGTTGATATCATTAGTTGTCAAAAATCTATGGGATACGGTGATAAAATGAAGATAACAACATCAAAATTAACAGATATTATTAAAGAAGAACTTATTAATGAACTTTCTTATATAGATCCAGATGAAGCAGGAGTAGCTATTAATAATGCACTTGATGATTTAAATAGATCACTTAAAAAAGTAAGAAACCCAGAGAAGTGGGCAGAGAAGTATCATAGAAGTTTACCTGGTGTAATTGATATGATAGAAAGATTAACACGTACATTGGGAAAGATGAAATAGTTATTGATGAAACAAAATCAGTTGTATAACATAAATTCACTAAAACAAAAAGTAAAGAAACTAGAACAGAAACCAAATTCGTGTTGTAGAGAGTTGGAAAAACGGGTTAAAGCGATCGAGTTAGAGTTGGAAAATTTTAAATTTAGGTTTTCAGATTTCATACTTCAACCGAAGAACTCAACATTCTTTGAGGATTAATACTATGATAACATTGTTATATCAGTCCTTAAAAGTTCTAACGAACTTTCAAGGTAAAAGGCACGAACAGCACAATACATCATATTATAGACAATGCTATCATTTGTAAGATGATCACCACACTATTGAAATGTACCATACTAGTTTCATTCGCATTGCTACAATACGGCATCGTCTTATTAAATCTTGACAAAATACATATATTTAAACAGCTCGTTAACATTGATATAACATCCGGTAACGGAAATACAAATAAAGTAGAAGAAGTTGGTAGTCCGAATATACGTGAAGATCAACACGTAGTCAATCGGAATGACCATGGCTTTCCAATCATTTAATACAAAGAAGTATATTTATTAATATGAAAAAGAAAATACAAAAGAGTACAATATTGATATGGGTAGCAATCGGTGTAATACTATTGCTACTTACTCAAATAGATCCTAGCGTATCTATGAATAAAAAGAAAGATATGCCAAAGGGATTGGGACTTGTATATTAGGTATGAAAGAGTATACTGAAGAGTATATTGAAATGAGCTAGCGGGGCGACACCGGTCACTCCCCCGCACAACTTAAATAGGAGAAACACAATGGCATTTCATCATGGAATAGTAAGTTATCTAAGAGAAAACGCATGGCTGGATCATTGGACATCAGTTCATATGGCAGCTGGAGCATTCATATGTAAAGTAGCACTCTGGCTTGGGGCATCAGACCTTTGGGCCGTTCTTTGGGTAGCTATCATAGGTCTCTTATGGGAAGTATTCGAATACTTCTATGAGGGAACTGAAGAAGTATATGGAACAATGGCAAAGTGGAGAAACAATACATTATCTGATTTGATTGTTGAAATTGGCCTTGCCGCTTGGATGGTCATTTAACAGACACCTTACGGAGAGCACGCATTTCATTACAATAATATTTAATTGTATTGTAATACACACGTTAACACAACTACCTCATATATAGGCACTTTCATACTAAAATACTATGTTTTGATAGATTTTAGAGTTAGTGCCTTTCTTTTATTCTAATAACAAACTTTCATTATATAATAGGTCTGCGTGCACCGAGCTGAAAATTTACTATATGACAATATGACAGACCAAGGCATAAATCCAAGACTTATTTGCACTATATTATAATGTGATAGCGTCTTATTTTTAACTCTCAATGCGTCGAATTCCTCTCTATTGGGGAATTTTTTTTGCTTAATTTGCAATAAAATGCTTGGATATTTGGATAATTGTTCGTATATTATTACGTTGAGAGGACTAGCTTGGCGGGGATTGGAGCGTGAAATTTATATAATATACGACATTTTCCGGTATAATCCAAGCATTATTTGCACGTGCAAGCGGTGATATGCGGTGAATTAATTGCAATTAATTGCAGAAAACGCTTGACCTATATGCTACTTTATTCGTATATTTAGTTGTTAAATAAGGAGTTAAAATATGAGTTTGAGTTTAGAAGAAAGAATTAATCCATTAAAACACGATATCGATTGGGATATAGACGTTGATGAGGACGGTCTAATGTGGCTAGTCGAGGAAGATGATTGGAAATCTGCAGCCAAAGATACTGCGATGTCTGATATGAAAGAAGACTATATGGATGACGAGTGGATATCAATACACGATAAGGTGTTCTCTAAGCGTGATAAATAATTTTAATTATTTGCAGATTTTGCTTGACTTGCATGCCATTTATGTGTTATATTATAGTATGATAAATGTTAGTTTAATTATGATTTTGAAAACACTCTCTTAAGCCCGACTCTCTCTGAGAGATAGTACTGAAAAGTCACAAAGGGCGTAAAGTGACATGACAGAAAGAATTCGTGGTTTTGTCTTTTCTACGATAATTTGAAAAGGTGGCGGTTTTGTAGTTTCTGCCAATTTGAAACAAGGAACATTTCAGACTTTCCACTAGAATATAAAGTACTGAAATTGGTGGGTGGGATATATTTACTATTATAGCCGTGATTAAATAATATGGAGATAAAAAAAATAATGCGGGATAAATTAGACGAGTTCACAGATCAGTATATAAATGAAATAGATAATATAATAATACGAGAAATCATCGGTGATATTATTAATGGTTCTCTATATGTTACAGCAGACGATGTTACAGTACAGATGATGCTAGAAAGTATGTGGGAATCACGTGGTACATATGAACGTGCTGGTGTTGTTTCGGGAGATGCGTAAAGACACCGCGGGCATTAAGTCGTGAACGGAGACGCATGTCAATTGGACACGCCGCGTCTGACTGGTTTTTATATCGGCCTCAAATTTTTTGACTATATGAATTAATAAACATAGGTATCATAAATGATAAACAAGCGTTGCACTACTTACACTAAACCATGAAAATTAAACAAGATACACTTAAATTTAATATAGATAAGCAGGCACATCTAGGTATATCATTTGGCATGTATTATTTTTTATTTACCTATACTAGTAGTATAGTAGTATCATTGTTATTGAGTATATTAGTAGGATTATGTTTTGAAGTATATCAGGGTTATTCTAAGAATCACTCTGGCTATTCTCATACTGATATGTTATATAACGTGATTGGTATATTAAGTGCATTTATATTACACGGAGTATTAAATGTTTGATAATAGTGATGAGTATATAACAAACTTTAAAGTTGCGAATAAAAAAGATATTACGTACACGAAGAATACAGGTATACAGTTTATAATATGTATACTATCTATTATGATACTTCTGGCGTTAATGAAGATAATGAATAAATGAAGATAAATTTAAAGTATGTAATAGGTAGACTGAAAGGAACAATCCCAGCTCCTAGTCCCTTTGGTAAGTGGATGACGAGAAACTTTATAATGGTCTTAATCTTACCTCTCTTTTCGTATGATAAATGGCAATTTTTAATTGTAGTATTTTCATATTTAAATTATATGAGATTAACTAAACAGCAAAGTAAGTGGGAAAAAGAAAACGATAATAAATGCATTAGATGTGGAAAGGTATAGTATGAAACCAATAATAATCAAATCAGACAAATTCTTAAATTTAATTAGTTGGTTTTTCAAAGTAGGAGGAATAACTTTATTTCCATTTATTATTGTTAGACCGTATACTAGAAAATCAACAATCAATCATGAATCTATACATATAGCTCAGTACTCTGAATTATTAGTTATAGGGTTTTTATTAATATACTTATGGGATTGGATACACGGTTTAATTAAGTATAGAAATTTTAAAGTAGCTTATGAACATATACGATTTGAACAGGAAGCTTATAAGTATACAAAGAGTTATACTTATCTTTCTCGTAGACAACGATTTCACTGGATAAACTTTAAAGTATAACAATGAAGATTTTCTATTTAGACAAAGTATCCATATTCGCTATATGGTTCTTATTAATATTAGTATGGAACTATTCATA